ATTCGGCTGCGTTGCCCAAAGATACTCTCCGCTGGGGTCAGCAGCTAAAGCCATGCCTCTTGAGGCGCTGGTATCAATGCTGCTGGCCTTATTCCAGTTGTAGTCGTAGAAATCAGTACCTGGCTTTAGTCTGAATAACCAGGGCTGGTTCTGCCTGGCCAGAGACAAAAGAGGCCTGGTGCATGATGTGGGGGGCTTTAACAGGTATGGACCCGAAACATCCAGCGTCTCACCGGCCAGGGCTTCGACTACCGCCTGATACCTCTCCATATAGGTGCTGCTCCTTACTTGCCTACTCCAAGCAGCACGCTGCTCCATGGACATGAGGCGGTAGCCTACCGGCCAGCCGGTGGCGAACTGCCTTAGCCTTACCTGAGTAGCGACATCTACCCTGGCTCTACCTAAACCGATTTTGACATCAGTTGACCAGGTGCCGGCAGTCTGGCGATAGCCGTCTCCGTAAACCATGCGGACTACGGAGATATAACTGGCCTCCTGGACCAGGGCGATGATGTTCCAATCGCCGTCGTAGTACACGGCCAGGTCAACAATCTCTCCATCATAACTGCCTCGCTGGCCCAAGCCACCGCTCCAGCTCCCCCCAATCCTATTTTGGAGATATAGGCTGGTGGGGTCATTGACGTCTGAGGCGTGGACGATGACACAATCACCATTGGACTTATAGGCTACGGCTACACCTCTTTCACAGGGGCGGGCATTGGCCATAACCGTCCAGCTCCCCCAGGAAGCGCCATAATCAGCTGACTGCCGGCGGTACAAGTTGGCGGCATCCATGGAGGCCACCATAACCTCTGCGCCCTGAGAAGCGATGGCGACTTTGGCATTGGAGGGAACACCACCAAAAGATGCACCCCAGCTCGAATAATCGGAGCCTGGACCGGGACTGGTTACCCTGGAGAGGTAGGAGTTGGTGCCTGACTTGCGGACCCGAATCAGCGAGCCGTCACCAGGCATGGTTACGCCGTGAGAGTCTTTGCCTTCACTGCCGGAATAAAAACGCTGCCAGCCGAAGGCTTCCCACTGGAGGCTCGAGGACTGTGCAGGGTGGCCGTAAGCCTGCACCTCGAGCTTGACCAGGGGCTTTCGGGGCACGCCTGTTGTCTGTGCTTCGAGTAGGGCGTCTGAGATACTTCTCATTTTTGTCTCGACAAGATTATGTAAACTGCTGCGCCTACCAGCAGCACTATGCCGGCTATCGTTAGCCAGTCAAAAACCATCGTTTTCAGCTGGGATTAAGCAGCTGCTCGGCCAGAGTCCCCACGCCGTACAGCGTCCTATTAAATGGCGCCAGCTTAGCTTTCCAATCGATTTTAGAGGTGGCCAGCTCAGACAAGCTATTAGCGGCTCTGATGGTGGTATTGAAGTCCCGATTGAAAACATAGTACTCAGGGCTACGGCCGCACTCCCCTTTCTTCTTCTCGGTCTCCTCCTTTAGCCAGTCCTTAGCATCAACCGCCAGGTCAACGAGGTAATTCCAGTAATCCACAGCCTGGGATATATTCTGGCAATCGGTCACTGAGCCTTTATCCCTGGCCTTATAAAAGATGGTGCACTGGTTCACCTCTGTATATGTGGCCTTCACAGTAGCCATGACATCTTCGTGGAAGGCTTTAGGGTCAAAGGGCGTTGGCAGCTCAGCTACAGGCTGGCTTTGTGCCTGTGGCTGTGCTGCGGGGGCTTGTGCTACCGATTGGGAAATACCACCTCCGCCATTGCCATTGACTGCTGTTTTAGTCTTTTCTCTCTCGGTGTCAAGCTTACCCTCTGTGATAATGTAGAAGATGCCGGCCAGAGCTGCGGCAGCAGACGGGACCATGTCCAATATGGTTTTCTGTGCTTCCGGCTCCTGAATGAAAAGGGGAATCAGGGTTGCCAACACGGTGATAATAAAGGCGCTGTACTTCTTTTTGCCATTTAAGAATTTTCCTAACATTTCAATCTCCTTATACCAAATTTCAAATTCCAAACTGGGGGGTCATTCGACCAGGGCTGCCAGGGTATCGGGTACCGGCTTACCATTTTCGGAATAATGCCTCATCAGGTGCTTAGCAGCGTCAAGGATTTGCTGCTCAGTGGCCTCTACCCGCTTACCGCGGAAACCTCCACGGCTAAGAGCTGCTACGGCTGCTGACAGGTGCTCCCAGTCCGTGGTGCGGTAATGGCCAATCTTGCCCTGAATAGCTCGGAAGATAGCCTTGGTATGATGCGGCAGCTTCCAGGTATCGGGGTCGTCCTTATCGCCCACGATGGCGAAAGCCTGCCAGGGCAAGCCTTCCTTTAGCCTGGGTAGACCTCGTTCGATTTTGTCTCGAGAAGATTTTTGTGTATCACTCATTATCGTCTCCTTGATAGAACTGACTTATTTTGAGCTTGCGGCCTCTGCCGAAGCGCTTGAGCTGGGCTTTGAACTCTTTGAGCATGACAGTACCCCAGCTCTGATAATCGGTATCAGCTCGCTCCCCACCAAAGCCGGCAGTATCGGTGCGCAGTTGGCTCTGAGCCAGCACAGCATAAGCGGCAGCTCCCAGGGCTAAAACGTCCTCTAGGTAGCTGGGGATGGTGCTGGTGCTGCCGTCCAGGGTGTGGACCTTGCCCCAATAGATATAGGCATTGGTGCCGTCTCCCTCGGTGTCTCCTATTAGAGTGATGGTTTCTGAATAGACGGTGAAGCGCTGAAAGCTCCGCGGGGTTTCCCCCACCGGAAACTCTACCCTGTCCACTGAGACTCTATCAGTCAAGGTAGTTAAGGCTATCTCACGGCTGCCATTTGTGGTAGCGATGGTAGCCTTCATTTCCCTGGGGACGTAGCGGGATAGCTCGGCTACGGCTCTGGCGATGGCTCGGTCAATCTCATTATCCTGCCAGCGATAGTTTGAGTTATCCTCGTCCTTTAGGTCTCGCCTGACCAGGGTTCTCATATCGCTCAGTATCATTTTGTTCTCCCTCCCCTCAGTTCAGTTGGTGGGGGGTGAAGCTGGCGCAGCGGGTGAGTCTGCCGCTCCTCCCCCCCCACCTATGGAGGTGATGCCCTAACAGAGGTGGAAGTTCAAACCCCTCGTTAGGCTGTCAATGCTAGTCCTGAACGCCTATGAGAGCGGCTCGCTTCTGGAGGCAGAAGTCAATCAAGCCGCAATACCACTTGACGCGATACCTGTTGGCGTCCGCGGCTTCCAGAGCGCCTAATGGTTCAACCTGGATGCCACCATTGGTAGCACCGCAGACGGCGCCTTCGCCGAACTGCAAAGCGTAGATGGTGGAGCAAAGCGCCCCGGTGATTGCCGTCTCCACACTGCCGACCAGGGTATGGGTGTTGAGGATATAGTCATTGACCCCTATGGGGATGCCGTTATAGAACTGGACAAACTCGCCGAGCTTGCCCGTGCCGACTTCTAGGTTACTGCCGGCGGCTCTGGCCAGGGCGTTTACCTTCCTGCGGCTTCTGCGGCTCATCAGCAAGAGGTCTGGCTTGCCTCCCAGGACGGCATCTATAAGCTGGTCAACCATGGCCAGGGTGAGGGTGGCGCCGGTAGCGCCAGCAGCGATTACCTGATTTGAGGCCGTGCCGGTGAGAATGAGCTTGATTAAGCCTTCGATGGAGTTGGCATCTGCGGTTATGCCCAGGTAGTTGGTGGTCGAGCCGTAGATGAAGGCTCGCTCAAACTCCTGCCTGAGTGATTTGGCGGCAAGCTCTAAAACGACTGACTCGATATCCTGGATATTGCTCCTGGTCTGCTTGATATAGTTGTCCAGGTCGGCATTTCTACCCAGCACGCACAGGGTGGCGGTTAGCTGGTCGAAAGTCGGTGCTGTGGTGGATGACCAGGCGCCTAGTGGCGCATACCAGGTAGCGGCGGCTAAAGCCGTCTCTCTGTTGTAGGTTAGCGCGTTGCCGTTTATCTCGACAAACGGCATGGTCTGAAGGATTGGTGAATCCTTGATAACGGTTTCAATGACGCCCTGCAATAGGACATCATTAGAAAGTTTGGCTGCTTGTGCTAGTAAGATTGACATAGTTTACTACTCCTTTTTCCTCTTGGCCTGCTCCAGGCCGAGGTTTATTTTCTCTTTGGTGCTCATGGCCGAGACATCGGGACCGGTGCGCTGCGGAGCTCCTGCGGGGACTGCGCTGGCTACTGCCTGCTTGGCCAGGGACTCCTGAACATTAGCCACCAGCTTATTGGCTCGGTTGAGTGAAACTTTAACTTCCTCAACTGTCGTCCCGAAGATAACCTCTGGCGGGATTAGAGGATTAGAAGCTGATGCCAGCTTTTTGAAGTCCTCTACTGCGTAGGCGTAAGCTGCCTTGGCGCCCTCGAAATTTGTGGAAGCCTCAGCTAACTGGCCTTTCAGGGCTTCGATGTCCTGGGTCTTGGTGACCACCTCTGTCTCGAGAATAGTTACTTTCCCCTGAAGTTCCATAGTAGCCTGCTCCACAAGCCCAGCTGCTCTCTCCTTTTCAGCCTCGAGCTCGAGCTTGAGCACCGCATAATCCTCTGCGGTCGGGGTATTGTTTTCGACTTTGGTATTTTCTTCTACCAATGTAATTTCTCCTTTGGCTTTATTCAGTCAAAGACGCATTCTCCATATCAGCGGCTGTCGCTCTCTCTCGCGCGCCGCCGCGGGTGGAACTTGCCTTG